CATCACTTCTTGTTTTTTATTGTCAGTTGAAATTTCTTCTACTATACCTAATGCTTTATCAATTGTATTACTCATCTTCGCCTGTCACTGGGTTATAGGTTTTTGAATCTGTAAAGAAAGATGTTGTTTCATTAAATCCAAAATCATCATCTGCACTAGAATTAACTGGGTCTGGTGTGACGGTATATCGCTGCTGTCTTGTCGGTGATTTATCAGGAAGGTCAAGAAATTGATCAACTTGAACAGTTTTAATGACACCACTAGATGTAACAGGACCATATAAATAAAATTTAGCAGTAAAATCTAATGTGTAAATAATGGCCCTTCTAGATTCAAACTCACCCTGATAATTATCTTCATAGCTAATCCCATTTAAAACAATAGGAATATCTCTTTTAATTGACATGTCAGGAATATCATTTATTGTTATTGTATAATCAGGTTGAAAAAAAGGTAAGATTTGTTCTACAATTTGTAATGCATCATCTGATTGTTTTGCTAAAATGTATAATTGTACAGATAGATTATACGGTACTGGCATAAACTGTGTGTCAATTGATTTTGTTGTGTTTCCCGTGTTTTTTTTCTTAAACTTTTGAACTCTATTTAGTTTTCTAGCAGGATCATAAGAAAGATTTTGTATCTCAAACCCAATACGGGGTAGAGTTAAAGCCACTTTACTTGAGAGGTCTGCATCTGCTCTTAGACGAGTTAAAAACTTTTCTCTCGGGCCATATGCAAGAGGAACTTTCATAGATTGAGCAATATTACCAGAACTATCTTTGCGAACTAGTTGTATATTATTAAATGTTGTACCAAATCCTACGATTACTTTGCGTATAGTTTCGTGATAAAACTGCTGCCCTAACATTGTAAATTATCCTCCTACATCACCAAACGGATTTTTCTCACTGAAGTCTAAAACTGAGTTTTCGGCAGTTGCTGAAATTGACCCATCTTCTGTTTCAAATAACTCATTTTGTGCTTGATTATCTATATTATTTTCTGTCGTACCGTCACCTAATATATATGTTTCTTGTAATAGGAACTCTCCTGTCTCCGAAAGAATAACACCAGCAGATGTTGTCATATCACTTGTTTCTAGTGCAACTATTTCATCACCACCTGTATCTTCAACATTTTCATGCACAACTCTACCATTTTCATCCTCTAAGAATAGAGTATCAATTGAAGCAGAATCTTGTTCCATAGTAAATTGGAATGCAAGAGTATCAATTGATAAACCATCTTCAATCGCATCAATCGCAGAAATGTCTGTATCCAATACTTCAGAGCTATATTCAAATAACCGACAACGCATCTTATAAACTGGATTATTATCTAATTGGAAATATGGCTCATCATGGTCAACAAAATTAATTTGAAATATTTTTGAAAGGATTGGATGAAAAATTAAATCTCCCTCTAATGGCCTATCAGAATCAGTTGATGTTGCTTCTGAAATAATATATCCACTCTCAAACGATGCTGAAGCTTCAACTGTTGCACTATCTAGAGTTCCATCTTCCAATAAGATAGAACCACTAAGCGTATCAGTTCCAGATTCTATGGTAACCTGTTTAGTCAACTCTTGAAATCTAGTTTTAGCAACAACGAATGTTGCTTCACTTAAATTCTGCAAACCAAATTGACTCATCATTTCTTTTTCACCACCAAAGCCACCTTCACTATTCTCCATATACATTTCAATTTTTGCTTGAGTGGTGAACTTAGCTAAACTGTCTGTACCAAGAATTTTATCTTCATTAACAAGAGTTCTATCGAGATAATGAACATCGTGCCCATGAATCTGTATTGCTTCAATAACCAAATCTCTATAAAGATTCTGTTCTGCGGCAATCGCTGAAACATTGCTTGTGTGAAACGCTGAATTAACTGCCATGAGTTATCCTATCTGATACATGGGCGGTAATTCAAAAGCTAGTTGTATTTGTTCTTCTAATCTTAAAATTTCCTCTTGAGCTTGACTGTATAAAGTTTCTCCATTCATTGTTACACCACCTAACATAGTAACGCCATTAAATTTACTAAGGTTTGCTCCCCACTGTCTTTTCAACAGTGCTGTTGCATATCTTTTTAAATAAATATCGTCAAATATATCTGTATATGTAGTGGGATCAAGTTTTCTAAAACATTCTATTAGGATAAAATCTTCATCAGCTGTTACATCGTGTGCCCAATCCATATCAATATATAAACGATTTTGATGTTGATTAAATCTTATAGGTGTTTCTCCAACTAAAATATGCTCCAGAAAATCTAAGTGTTTCATTGTCATATCATAATGGAGTATTGACTGCGAAGAAAAATCGTATAAATCGTTTAGTCGTAATTGATAACGAACATCAAACATATTTGATGTCGAACCTTCATTGAAAGGAAAAACTTGAATAACAGAGACTACTGAGTCTGGAACAGGAATCCAATTATTACCTTCTAACCAATCAGCAGTTACAGTGCTATCAATTTTATCTGTAGCAGTTGCAGTGTCATTTGCTCTTGCTCTTGTAACTTCAGCAGTTGTAATCAAATGCTTTAAATACATTCTCTCAACACCATCATAGTGATACTGTGCAAAATATTGCAAAGCTTCATCTATCCGATCATCTGCTTGATCATCAGACACATTAATATCAATAACACCAAATCCAAGATTTCTTAGACAGTATGATTTAAATGTAGCTTTTGTCGTTGGTATAGCCATTACTTGTCTACCAATTGTTGCAAGAGATTTTTGATTTCATGTATCTCTGATTTTAAAGTATTTATCTCTCTGGTTGCGTTCCTAATTGTGTCTCTTTGGTCTTCTTCTTCCCGTTGTTTTGATTTAGCATTCTCTGCACGTTTCACTGCTTTTTCATATGCGCTTCTATTTCGATTTATAACAACGCCAGGAACATTAGCATCTTTAGCTAAATCTGGTTCACCTTCAACACGTTCATAATTATCACTCATTATAATGCCAATGCTAATGCTCTAAAGTCAGTAAGTCTTGGTATAGCAGCCTGATTAGTACTTTGCATAATAATTTTAATTGAGAATGAAATAAACTCTGGTAAAGGATCGCCAATACCATCATCAGTCACACCAGCACTATATACATATTCTTGAAAATCCTTAACTCCCAAAGAAGAATTGACAGGCACATCTGTTGTTCCAGTAGTATTAAAGAATTGATAAGGCAAATCATCAAAATCTATAGAATCTTCACTTGATAGAATTTTAAACATTACTTTAATAGTAGCATCAGATGGCCTATTTGCAGCAAGCAATACTTTTAATGCAGTTGCAGGGTTTTCTAATATAACTTTTTTAGTTAAATAGATTGCAGCATTATTATCCCCTTCGGCCTCTGTTGAAGGAATAAAAGTAAGATTTGATGCAAGATCAGAAGCACTATCAATTTTATTAATTCTATTCATTACAGAAATCCAAGACGATCTTTGTAAGTCGATTGCTGGACTTAAATTTGTTCTTATTGATTGCATATTAATTCTTGTTAGGTATGATTTAAGTCCACCCATTTCATTTGTTTCATTAATTTCTGAAGCAATCATTCGAGTAGTATCAAATTCATAATTGTCATTAATAGGAATTTTTCTTTCATTTGTTTCTGATGTTCTACTGAATGATGTTTCAGAACCAGAAATACTTGTTGCAGATGTTGTTCTCAAAAAAGAAGTTATCTTTGTTGCTTCTAACTCCAGCACGCTCATTTGAAGAACACCAGTATTTACAATATGATTTTCTGAAGCAGTAACAGCTACACCACCATTCTCAGAAGATGCTCCAGCACCTCCATCAAATGCTGGGCTACTAGTAAGAGTTATACTATATGAATCAATATCAATATTAGCAATTGAAGTGTGAGTATTAATTATTTCTATAAACGGCACTTTATGCAATTGATATAATTCTACAGTCGAACCAGCAGCATGTGCCGTCGCAGTTGTATTATCTTGCGCTCTAGTTATAGAAGAAACTGCCGTAGATGTAATATCTGTGAAAAACATAATTTCATCATTAATCTTAATATACCAACGAGAAGTGGAATCTACTGTTCCTGCAAATTTTCCGGCACTATTACCAAAATTTGTACCACTAACTAATGTTAAGGTAGTAGCAATATCAGTCATTCCAGAACTTAGAGTTGTAGATAGTCCAGACTTAACTCCACCAATAATAACATTATTTGAAGTGTTGTACATAGCATGGTCTTTATGTCTTACTTTTAAAGCAGTATCCCCATGAGTAAATGTTAGGGGATTAGTCAACAAAGTTCTATTTGGTAAAGTAGCATTAACAAGTGATAAATTTCCTCTACCTTCATCATCAGCAAGAGATTTTGTAACGGAAGTTCTTCCAGCTTCAAATAAAGCTGCATTAATTGTTATTTTTAAATCTTCCATTGGAGATATTGCCCACGCAGAATCATTACTAGATTTAAATAATGTTCCAAGCATTGGTTGCTTATCTAATATTTTACCACCCAATAAATTGTCTTCTCCCATTCTTGACATAAATATCTTATACTCAGGAGAATGTGATCCCACTACAATGGCGTAGTCAGTTTCTTCTAAAACGTATACAGGCGATTCAAATGTAAATTTTGTTGGGGCACTGCCAAGTTCTGATGTAGAAATATCAACTGGATTCAGCACTGATCTAGCAAAGACCAGTCTTTTAGGTGTTGGGTATCCATTTAATGTTTCTCTGATTTCAACAAATACAGGTAATTCCTCATCTTTTCCAAAAAAGAATAATTCAACGGAAGTAATAAACGCACCACCCCTAAAATTACCAACGCCTTGTTGAGATTTCATTTCCTCCATAGGAATTTGAAATGTTTGAGCCAATGGTTGAATATGTTTTAATTTAGCTGGTGAAGCCATTATCTTATTCCTTTATAATTATTTTTATTCATTTATGCAGCCACCAGCAACAGTTCTTTAGCTGCTTTTAATTCCCTAAGTTGCCGATCCTTACGGTATCTACCATGAACCGTATACAAATTTTCATCACAATAAACATTATAATTATCAGATTTTGTAACAATGCTTACTGTTGGAGTAATCTCAGAAACATATTCTATTGTATTAATTATAACTCCATTTATATTATCTCCAATAGATATATCTTTTGTTTTCTTCCACATGTTATTAACAAATAATGGGTGATCGTTAGTAATTTTTAATTCATTATTAATAATATAATACCCTTCTCTCATATGATTAGTAATAAGTTCCTCAATAATAGTTGTCCCGTAGTTAGTTATAATTTCATTACCAATTTTCAATTTATTAACATTTATCAAAACATTATTTTTGAGCATAACTTTCATATCGTTAAGTAGACAATCATCGCCATCGTACTCTTCCACGAACGGCCGAGGTGCGACTCGATAAATGTATATAGCTGGTGGTGGTGGCGGTGGTGGTGGTGGTCTTAATGCCAAAGATACATTCTGATATTGATCAAACATTCCAACAGCATAGTATATAGC